AAAAACGGCGTAAATGACGCTTTGCGAGTGCTGAAAAATGAAGGATATATAGAATATATCCCTTCAAAAATTCGAGGGACTTCGTCAACGTTTTCCATCTGTCCTTTATATGGGACACAAAACGGGACACAAGCAGGGACACAAACAGGGACAAAACACGGGACACAAAACGGGACAAAGGGGGGGACACAAACAGGGACATTAAAAAGACATATACAAGACAAAGACAAACAAGATGCTTTTAATACGTTTTGGGGAGCCTACCCGAAACACGATGCAAAAGCAGTGGCACAAAAAGCATTTAACAAACTAAATCCATCGAAAGAACTGCTTGACGTTATGTTGTCAGCTATCGAAAGAAATAAACATTCCGAGAAATGGCAAAAGAATAACGGGCAGTTTATTCCTAATCCGGCAACATGGATAAACCAAAGACGATGGGAAGATGAAGGAACTGTTACAACGTCCCCTTGTCAGTTAGATTACCCCATACATCAAGGTGACGATACATTTGGAACGGAGGCGGCAGTATGACAGGAAAACCATTACCCGCGCGGCTTGCCGACGTTTCCGCCGAATGTTCTATATTATCGGCGGCGGCGTATCGTGAAGAATGGCTGCTTGACGTTTTGGACGGCGTAACGCTTGAAGATTTTTCCCTCGCTGAAACCCGCGCTATGTTTTCGGTGATTGCCAAAATGCACGAACGCGGCGAAAACGTAACGCTTGAAACGATCATGTTGCACGGGAAAGAACTTTCGGACGCGGGATATGTTGCAGGGCGTGACTTGACATTCACTGAATTGATTGGCAATCCTCCGATGGAGCACGAATTACCCGGCTATATATCCACGGTTAAGGAAATGACGGCGCGGCGGCAAGTATTACAAGCGGCGCAAACGGCGGCGAACATGATACAAAAAGGCGAAATGTCCGATGCCGCATACAACGAACTGGAACGCCTTGTCATGGCGCGAACCGCAACGGGCATGACGCGGGAGAAGTTAAGCCCCGCCGATATGGGGGACGCTATCGAGGCGGCGGTTGATGAACGCATGGACAAGGACGCGCTGAAAAAGGCCGTTGTATATACCACTTTCGGGACGTTAAACCGGGCTTGCGGCGGATTTGAAAAGGGCGACTTGGTGATACTATCCGCAGAAAGCGGCGCGGGCAAATCGGCGTTTTCGATGAATCTTGCAAACGGTATCGCAATAACCATGAAGCGGCCTTGCCTATATCTCAATAGCGAAATGCAAACAAAGCAAATCGCGTTAAGATGGGCGGCGCATTTGTCGGGCGTTTCCCATAGCGCACTCCGAAACGGGAGCGCAACGAAAGAACAGGCGGCGGCGGCAAGGGACACGGGCGCGGTTATGCGGCGGTCAGCATTGTGGACACTGAATATGCCGGATATGCAGATTGCAAGCGTTCTTGCGGAAGTACGCAGGGCGAAAGCGCAAGACGATATTGAAATTGCTTTTGTGGACTATATCGGGCGCATGGATACGATGAACCTAAAGGACGCTAAAGACTGGCAGATTATGAAAAGCGCGGCGCAACGGCTGAAAACGCTTGCCGTTGAATTGCAAATAACCGTTGTTATGGTTGCACAGCTTACAAGCGACGGCGGGCGGCTGGCGCAGTCAAGCTATATGAGCCATGAAGCTGATTTGTGGTTGAATATCGGCAAGATCGGGTCGGACGATTTGGCGCGGTATTGGCCTTGGAATTACGTCTTGACTTTCCGCAAGGCTCGAAACGTCGAGAACGGACAAAAGGTTATGCTGAGATTTGACGGCGACACGCTGACGTTTACGGACAAGGAAAGCGACGCGAAGAAACTGGCGGGCGAGAAACCCGCGCTTGCGGGGGCGACGATTACAAAAGGGGGCGTGCCGTTATGAACTGGACGGACAGACTAAACGACACCGAAAAGAAAACGGTGCGGCGATTGGAACGTCAGCGCAACAAAGCGGTTGTTGATTGGCAAAATGGGAAAATCAGCATGAACGAAGCGCGGGCGATTGTTGCAAGGTGCAACCATGAAATCGCAAGAATTGCGGAGGGCGCGGCATGATAGTAAATCGACGGTGCGCGTCCTGCCTAGCGTTTTGGACGGTGGACGCGGACAAGGACAAGAACACGCTTTGCCCGTCTTGTCGGTCAAGGGCGGGCAGGGCGAAACAGAAAGTTATACAAAAAGCGGTTAGGAAGAAGCGAAAGGCGGCAAAGAAATGAAAAGGGAAGAACAGATTGCATTTGTCGTTGAATTTCTCGAAAAGTCATACACAGGGGCGCGAGCTATGGACGATGTGGAGTTAATGGCGCGGTTGGAACGGGCAATCGCAGTTATGAAAACTCCTGCGGAAATAGAGGTATTCCGCCCGGACTTTGAGGAAATCTATATCGAGCGCGAAGTTTTGAAAGAATTGGAGGCGGCGAAGAAATGACGAGGTTGATATGTGCTCCGCTTGGAAATCCAGAATTGATTTATCTGTCTGTCAGAAAGCCCAAAATGAGGCGTTGGCGGAACTGGGTTAGGGCGTGGAATGGGATTGTTATTTCGGCGTTTAGGAGGGCGAAGAAATGACGCGGGAAGAAGTGGTGCAGGCCGCGCTGAAGGTGGAGCGGTGGTGCGTGGAGCATAGAAATTTAGGCGGCAGGTGCGATTGTCCGTTTTTTTTCAACGACGAATCAGGCCAGTGGAATTGTTTTTTGAATGACACATTCGAGCCGGGGCATTGGTTTCTTGAAGATTTTTTACGCACAAGGGGGCTGAAACATGAAACCGAGTGACATCATAGAGCCGGACGAAGTGATTTCTGCGGCTACACTGATTATACAATATTGCATAGATGATGACGAGCGCATTGGTTGTGCAAACTGCGTTTTTGCAAATTTATCAAAGCCGTATGGCGAAAGATGCGGGCTTGCAGATTTGCCGCAACAATGGGACGTGTTGATGTTTCGAGAAAATGCCGCATATCGGGGATTGCATATAAGCAAAGAATTTCGTGGGAGGCTGAAACATGGGGAAGTTTAGCCGTTCAAAGGGGGCGCGTGGTGAGAGAATGTGGAGGGACGTTTGCCGCGCAGAGGGGTACGATGCCGAACGCGGCGGGCAGTATTATCAACGCGGAAGTGAAATTGCCGACGTTATCGGATTGCCGGGAATCCATCAAGAAGTCAAGTTTTGCGAAAAGCTAGCGTTGCGGGATTGGATAGCGCAAAGCATATCCGACGCAAAGCCCGACGAAATACCGATTGTGGCGCACAAGAAAATCCGAGAGGGGTGGCTTGTAACGCTACAGGCCGAGGATTTTTTCAAGCTGTATCGAGAGTGGGAGGCGGGACAGCATGACTAAATATCGTCTTGAAATGAACGAAGAACAGGCACGAACGGTGATCGCCGCGCTTGATTTTTGGATGCGGATGCGGATAGGGCAGTGGGGAGAGTTGGCGGAGTTGTGCTTACAGTGGGAAGCCGAAACTGTTGACGAATCTCTGGATAAACGGGATGCGTTGAACGAGAAACTATTCGAGGCGCGGAAAATTGTGATGCCTGAGTTACCGAAAAACGCAAGTTGGGGAGTTTATAAATTCGAGGAAACGGAAAGGGCGTTCAATGTGCTGAAAGCTGTGCGAAGTGCGATAGCGTGGCACAAAAAGCCGAATGGCGGTATTACGGTTGATTTCGACAGGCCGCGCGCGATTAACGTAACGGAAGAAATGCCGAAATGCGAGGTGGTTGACGATGCAACGTGACGAACGACCAGCGACGGCGGCGCAGATTGAGTACGCGACGGATTTAATTCTCAAACTTGGCTACGATCTGGACTGGTACGACCTAGACAAAATGACGCGAGGGCAGATTTCACGGCTTATTGACGAGCTAAAGGACGAATGGGAGGGCTGACGATGGACGAATTAGGCGATATGCTAACGCGCGAAGTGGATTTTACAAATAAAAGCATGGATTTTAAGGTGGGTTATGGGTACGGCGTTCGTGATGGCAGAAACGAAGAATGGGAAAGGTGGAGAAAAGCGTTGAACAAAGAAGAAACCGCAAGAAACGATTATCCTCAAGCGCACGAAAAGAACGAATACAGATATCTTTCCCCGGCATGGCTTGACGAGATCGCGAAAGGGCTAACGGCAGGACAGGAAAAATATCCGGGCGAGACGTGGCGCAAGATTCCCGCAAAGGAACACGCTTGGAGGGCGGTTCGACATTTGATGTTGTACCTTAAGGGGGACAAGGCCGACACGCATTTAATAAACGCTAGTATGCGTTGCATGATGTGTTTTGAGACTGACGCGGCGGCAAATGACGTTATCGAATGGGAGAAGCTAATGCGTGAAAAGGGGTGCGGCTGAAATATATCTAAAATTCGTTTCTAGGTGTCTAGTGGCGGTTTTTATGCGCGGCGAGTATAAACTATCGCGAAAGAAATAAAAGCCGCCCAAAACGGCTATAAAGAGGTGTTACCGATGCAGCGAGAATCACGGGACGCGAACGTAAGGAAAATCGAGTACATGATAAGGCATGAAAAACAAATCGCCGAGGCGGTGACAGAAGCAAAACTTGCGCCGAGGGGACACACGGGCGGTGCGCCTAGTGGACATAGTTTTGTTTCTGACCCGACAGCGGCGCAAGCGATACGAAACGCGGACGAAGTTTCCCTTGTCGAGATTGACGGCGGCGGGCGCGTCGAGTGGCCGGAAAGGTGGTTGAAGGTTGTCGGCGCGGTGCGGAACTGGTGCAATAACGATATTTTCAAGGCGGCGATTTTCACGCGGCGATACGAACAAAACGAAAACAGTCACGCAACGTGCGCGGCGGTAAATATCGAGATTAACACTTATTATTACTTCTTGCGCGAGATACGAAACTACGCGGCACAATGCGCGGCACAATGCCAAGTTATACGGGTTTTTTGAGGTGAGGATATGAGCGAGTGGCACGTTGTCAGCTTTAGCGGCGGCAAAGATTCGACGGCTATGTTGTTGCGTATGCTTGAAATTGGTATGCGCGTTGATGAAATTATATTTTGCGATACGGGCGTTGAGTTTCCGCAGATGTACGAACACGTTGACAAGGTAGAACGGTACATAGGACGGCAGATAACGCGGCTGAAAAATGAAAAAAGCTATGAATATTGGTTGCTCCATCACAAATATACGCCAAGATTCAAAGAGAGCATGAACAAAAAACATGATATTGGGTATTCGTGGGCAACGGCGCGAAATAGATGGTGTACTGCAACACTTAAGCGCGATTGCGTGAAACGTCATCTTCGGGGCAAGGAGAATGTTGTGCATTACGTCGGGATAGCGGCAGACGAACAAAAGCGCATAAAAGACAAACGCTATCCGCTTGTAGAATGGGGCTGGACAGAAAAAGACGCGCTTCAATACTGCTACAATAAAGGCTTTGATTGGGGCGGCTTGTATAAGATTTTCAAGCGCGTTTCTTGTTGGTGTTGTCCGCTTCAATCGTTGGACGAATTGCGAAAACTACGAAAGCACTTTCCCGAACTCTGGCAAACTTTGAAAGAATGGGACAGGCAAACATGGCGAAAATTCCGCGCAGATTATAGCGTTGATGAACTGGACGCGCGGTTTTTCCGTGAAGAAGATGCAAAAAAAATGCAGATTTGCTTATTTTAGTAATAACAAGTCAAAATATGTGGTATTATACTTATAGGGCGCGGTAGGACAGACGCGCCGAAAGCCTCCTATTTGCATAGCGGCGGTACTCTCCTCTCCGCCGCATACCCCCACAGCCCGCCCTATTCTTCCGGCGGGCTTTTGATCTAAGGCGGCACATAGCACTTTGCTTTTGCAGGGTGCTTTTTTTGTTGGGTAAATTCAACGGGATAGCGAACGCGACGCGAAAAGCAGGAAAGCCTTGCCTGTCTGCCCGTTGTTTTTATATCAAGGCAATACGAAAGGCGGTATATAACATGGCAGAATTAGCAGTTATTCAAAACACGTTGCCCGACACTTTGGGCGAATTATCGAAATTCGTGCTGATAGGGCGCGACAAATTGCAAGCGGTACGCGCTGAAATATCAGCTATTCAGAAATTAGGACTTGCTAAAGAGGTATATGAGCAAAAGAAAAGCGAGGCGCAAGAAATCGCCGAAACGGTAACGCTTGCAGAAATGCGAACGGGCGAACTTTTGAAACAGATACCGAAAGCAACGACAAATCATAAAAGCAAAGATTTAGAAAAGCCCATTGGTGGGCAATTCTTAAAACCGAAAGCCGAAATTGTAAAAGAGCTTGGTTTTGAAAGACACCAAGCGCAACGCATGGAACAGCTTGCAGAAAATCCCGAAATTGTAAAAGAAGCCATACAAGAAGCACGGGACAATGATGATATTGTGAGCCGTGCTTTTGTTTTGGAGAAAATCAAACAGGCAAAAGAAGAAGAACGAAAGCCGCACGTTTCTTTTAATAGCGGAAATAATGAATGGTACACGCCAAAAGAATTTATTGACGCGGCGCGGCTGGTCATGGGAACGATTGACCTTGACCCTGCGTCAAGTGAAATTGCAAATGAAACCGTACAAGCCGAAAAGATTTATACCGCCGACGATAACGGGCTTGCTTGTCCGTGGTTTGGTAATGTGTGGTTAAACCCGCCATATTCAAGCGATTTAATAGGGCAGTTTGCCGAGAAGGTAAAAGCTAAAGAATATAATCAAGCAATCGTTCTTGTAAACAACGCGACGGAGACCGCATGGTTCGCGGATATTGTCAGCGTTGCAAGCGCAATTGTTTTCCCAACGTCCCGCGTAAAGTTTTATAAGCCCGACGGCTCGACTGGTGCGCCGTTGCAAGGGCAAGCAATTTTATACGTTGGTGACAATCCGGCGGCGTTTTTGTCGGAGTTTGAAAAGTTTGGTTGGGGGGTGCGTCATGAATTACACCGACGACAATAGGGGCGTTATTCAATTCAAGGAACGCGCCCGACAGTTGATTGATTTTCACGGCTTGCGCGTTGGCAACATTACGCCGACAGACAGCGACGGCGAAATAGAATACCATGATAAAGCATGGATATTCATTGAGATTAAATACAACGACGCAACAATGGGGATAGGACAGCAAACGGCATTTACAAGAAAGGTTGACGATATAACGAAGGGCGGCAAAAAAGCCGTCCTTTTTGTTGCAAGTCATACAGTAGATAACCCGCTTGAAGATATAGACGCGGCGGCTTGCATAGTCAAACAGTTTTATTATAAAAAGCACTGGTATGACGGCGACGGTAGCGACTTAAAAGCGTACGTCAATAGATTCATAGGCATGGTTGACGGTATAGCGGCATAGAAAGGACGGTGAGACCGTGGCGAAAGGTGTATATAAAGAATGGCTTGAAAAGGATAACTTGCTATTGCTCCAAGGTTGGGCGCGTGACGGTCTTACCGATGAGCAGATAGCGCATAACATGGGGATAAACGTTGCGACGCTTTACCGTTGGAAGAACGAACACAGCGAGATACGCGACACCCTAAAAAAGACAAAAGAAGTAGTTGACAGGGAAGTAGAAAACGCACTTTTCAAAAAGGCCATTGAGGGCGATACAACCGCTATGATATTTTGGCTGAAAAATAGACGGCCTAACGACTGGCGCGATAAACGCGAAACGGCACTTTCGGGCGCGGTTGACACTACGCCAAAAGAAATCAAGGTTAATTTTGTAAAGGCTGATACAGATGGACTTTGAGTTTCCAGTTGCTTTTCAAGAGTTATTTCGCGACCACAGATACAAAGTGTTTTACGGTGGACGCGGTTCGGCTAAATCATGGAGTTTTGCCCGCGCATTGGTTTTGAAAGGGTATTCGTCTAAACGGCGGATTTTGTGCGTTCGTGAAATTCAACGGTCTATTGCTGAATCTGTGCATAAATTACTATCTGACCAGATTGAAGATATGGGCTTTGGCGAGTTTTACGATATAACGAAAAATTCTATTGTCGGCGGGAATGGCACTGATTTTATTTTCAAAGGCATAAGATTTAATACGCAGGAAATAAAATCCACCGAGGGCGTTGATATTTGCTGGGTAGCAGAAGCGCAAGCATTGAGCGCGGAGAGTTGGGACGTATTGATACCAACAATCCGAAAAGCAAACAGCGAGATTTGGATTGACTTTAACCCGTTAAACATTGACGACCCAACGTATCAGCGTTTTGTTATCAATCCGCCGCCCGATGCGTTAGTTAAGAAAGTTAACTATTACGATAACCCTTATTTCCCCGATGTTTTACGGCAAGAAATGGACTGGACAAAAAAACGCGATTATGAGGCGTATTTGCACATTTGGGAAGGGGAAGTGCGGAAACATTCAAACGCCGTTATATTCGCGGGGCGTTTCCGCGTCGAAGAATTTGAAACCGACAGGGACGCGCGATTCTATCAGGGTTGCGATTGGGGATTCGCGCAAGACCCGACCGCGCTTATTCGTTGCTACATCAAAGACCGCACGCTATACATTGACCGCGAGGCGTGGGGCGTTGGCGTCGATTTAGACGAAACGCCCGCATTGTTCGACACGATAGAAACCGCGCGAAGCTGGCCTATAAAAGCGGATAACGCAAGGCCGGAAACAATCAGCTTTATGAAACGGCGCGGCTTTCATATCAGCGGCGCGAAAAAATGGGCGGGTAGTATTGAGGACGGTATTGAATATCTAAAAAGCCTTGATATTGTAATACACCCACGATGCCGCCACACAATAGATGAGTTTAACCATTACAGTTACAAAGTGGACAAGCAGACAGGCGACGTTTTGCCCGTTGTGGTTGATGCGTGGAATCATTGTTTAACGGGCGACACGCTGATTGCTTGCGCCGATGGTGAAAAGCCGATAAAGGATATTAAGGCGGGCGAATACGTCCACACGCGGCAAGGGCTAAAAAAGGTTATATGGAGCGGAGAGACGCGGCATAATGCGCACGTCTTTTCTGTTATTGCCGATGGCTACAAAGTGACAGGAACGGCAGACCATAAAATCTTTACTGTCAATCATGGTTGGTTGCCTATTGGACACATTCAGAAAGGGGATATTTTGTTATGTTTGCGGAAACCGTCGAAGCATACGGGCAAACTTGGCACAGATACCCGCAATCAAGCCGACGATCTGACCGCGAATATTACAAGCGCGGGACAGTATGGTTGCACCGATACACATGGGAGCGAGAGCGCGGCGCAATTCCCGCAGGAATGGTTATCCATCACAAAGACGGAAACTGCCAAAATAACGCAATCGAAAACCTTGAATGCGTATCAAGTAAACAACATAGCGCAAGACACCCGATGGAAGGGGAACGGCTCGAAAAACAAATTGCGTTGCTTGACGGAATCAGACCGCTTGCGTCAGCTTGGCATGGTAGCGAAGCGGGGCGAAAATGGCACAGCGAACACGCAAAGGTGCAACATTTCGGAGAATATCACGGAGAGCCGCGCCAGTGTAAACAATGCGGAAAAACTTTTGAACCGCATTCGGCAAGAAACGAATTTTGCTCAAATGCTTGCAAAAGTGCATGGCGACGGGCGGCAGGAATTGACAACGAAGAAAGAGTCTGCGAGATATGCGGAAAGCCTTTCACCGTCAATAAATATTCTTCCGCAAAATGTTGTTCCCGTAGTTGTTCAATGCGTCTTAGATGGCGGAACGGAAAAGGCGGTTTATGACTTGACCGTTGAGGACGCGCATGAGTTTTTCGCAAACGGCGTGCTTGTTCATAATTGTATAGATGCCCTTCGCTATTCGCAAGACGGGCTTATAAAAGGGCGCGGGCAAATGCAGATTAACCCCGCCGCGCTTATGATGAGGTGACAACATGGCAAAGAAAACCGACATGAAAATAGCATATAACGCCTTGGAGCGTGAAAAGGTGGCCTTTGACGCGTCGCCTTATCAATCGTTAGGCTACGGGCAAAGCAATCTTCGCGCCGTACATGATGCGGCCTTGAAACAATGTGGCGTTTACAACATGATAGGCGGCGTGTATGACTTCCAACAGTTTCTAGGTTACGGCGTACTTTCCAACCTTGCACAGAATGGCATTATCCGCGCGGGCGTGAACCTTCGCGCTGACGAAATGACGCGCCGATGGATTGAATTTAATTACAACGGCGAAGCAACCGACGATGAAGCGGCGGGCGATATAGAAGCAGAAATGACCCGCCTAAAAATTGATAGGCTATTCCGAGAGGCCGCGCAAATGTGCGGCTTTTTTGGTGGTTGTCTCGCGTACATTGATACGGGGGACATTAGCGGCGAAGATTTGAAACTTCCATTAGGTGCGGACGCTGACACTTTCAAGCAAGGCGCGTTAAAAGGCTTCAAACTTATCGAGCCGACATATATTGCGCCGGGGCGTTATAGTTGTTTCAATCCGCTTGACCGTGATTATTTCGTCCCGCAATCGTGGCTTATAAACGGGCGCGAGGTACACGCAAGCAGATTCTTGTATTTCGCGGAAGATAAGCCCCCGACGCTTTTGTTGCCCGCTTATAACTTTTTCGGCGTGCCTTTGGCGCAGATTGTCGCAGAAAACGTCCGGCAGTTTTCGGAATGTAGCGCGGCGGCTTCTCGCTTGTTGCAGAAATTTAGTTGCACCGTTTTCAAGACTGATATGCAGGAACTTTTGACCGGGCGCGACGGCGGCAACATTAGACGGCGCGTTCAGTATTTCAGTATGAACCGCGACAATGACGGCGTTATGACAGTGGACAAAGAGGCCGAGGACATAGCGGACGTTTCGACACCAATCGGCGGCGTGACCGATATAGTCAAACAGCAGATGGAGATTGTTTCCGCTATGTTTGGGGAGCCGACGGTCAAATTGTGGGGTATGACACCGGGCGGCTTTAATTCTACGGGCGAAGCCGACATGAAAAACCATTACGACCATATCCACGCACTGCAAGAACGGCTTTTCCGTGAGCCTTTGGAGTACGTTGTTAAACTTCTACAGTTAAACAGCAAGGGCGCGGTTGACGATGCGCTTTCGTTTGAGTTTGTGCCGCTTTCTGACGAAGATTCCGACCTAAAGGCGCGGTGCAACAAAACAATCGCTGACACATACGCAACGCTGATTGACAGGGGCGTTATTTCGTCGAGTGAGGCGCGGCTTGCACTTGCTAACGACCCGGAGTCTGGCTTTGCGAATATCGACGCTGACGAAGAAATAGAACTGCCGGAAATGGCGTTACCACTGGAGGGCGAAAATGAAACGGACACTGAAACCGATATTCCCGCCCGCAGGAATTGAAAAGGAATATGAGAAACGCTTGAAAAAAGCCGTGCGCGAAATGGAGCACAGCGTTGTCTATTGGCTTTCGGCGCGGTACAAGGCAAACGAAAGCAAAATACTAGACAGCGCAACCGACGATATACTGAAAGCCTTTCGGCGTTTGTTGCGACAGTGGACGCGAAACTTTAACGAGTTATGCGAAACTTTACCGCGTTGGTTCGTGTCGAAGATTCGCGGCTATACGGCGAGAAACCTTGCAGAGCAAACGCGCCCTTTGCGTGATGCGGGGCTTGGCTTTAACTTGAAATTTTCATACATGAGCAACGCAGAAAGGCAAGTATTTAACGCCATTGTCAGCGAGAACGTGAACCTTATCAAAAGCATAGCGCGGGAAAGCCTAACACAAGTAGAAGGTATAGTCCTTCGCGGTATTACGTCGGGAAACGACCTTGCAACCGTGACCGAGCAATTACATCATCAATTTGGTGTAACAGAACGGCGGGCGGCTATGATCGCGCGTGACCAAACGAACAAGGCCACAAACAATCTTTCACGGCAACGTTTGTTAGATTACGGCGTGACAAAAGGGGTATGGATGCACACTGCAAGCGGCAAGACATACCGCGAAACGCACGTAAACGACATGGACGGGCAGGAATACGATATTCGCGAGGGGTGCTTTGACCCGGACGAAAAAGTAAACCGCCACATACAGCCCGCCGAATTGGTTAATTGCTATTGCGTTTGCCGCCCGCTTATCCCGCAATTAAGCGAAGAAGAAACCGAGGCGGGCATAACAGAAATCTTTAAGGAACTAGGAGAGAAGGTGTAAACATGATATTTGACACCGTACCGCTCGAAACGGCGCGAACATTCGACGAAAACGGATATTTGCACGTTTCAACGTCAAACATTACAAAAGAGCAGGTCGTCCCATACGTCGGCGACACTATCCCCGGCTGGCAAGAGTTAGGATTGAAACCAAAAGCAATTTATCAGATTTACCGCCCTGCCGCCGAGATTGAGAAAGCGGTTGACACGTTCAACGGGCTTCCGTTGTCCCTCGACCATTGGGAAATGGACGCGGCGAATATGCCGAAAGATAAGATTGTGGGTTCGCTTGGCACAGATGCGGCGTTCGATGCGCCCTATCTTACAAATTCGCTGACCGTGACCGATGCCGACGCAATCAAAAGAATTAACAGCGGCGAGTTTCGCGACCTTTCGGCGGGTTATTTGTGCGACGTTGTTATGGAAAGCGGTATTTTTGACGGCAAATCCTACGACGGGCGCATGGAAAATATAAGAGGCAATCACGTTGCCCTTGTTCGCGAAGGGCGGGCGGGGCATGACGTTCGAGTTGCAGACAGCGCAATGGAAGGGGGTGAAAACATGGGAGAAAACGCATGGAAAACCCTTTTCTTTGATTTGACAAAAGCATTACAAGGTGGTGATACCGTGGAAGAAATCAAGAAAGAAGAAGTTATCGAGGAATCCGCGCCGGACATGACTAACACTGCCCCGGCGGTTGAGTCCGCGCCGGAAGTGGAAACGAAAGACGAAGAACCCGTTGATGTTCTCGCCGACGAGTTGCGCGAGGCTATGAAAGCCGCAGGGCTTGACCCGGAGGACAAGGCGGCACAGAAAGCATTTATCGCAGGGATGGCGTTCAAAGAGAATGCCGAGGCCGAGGACGCTTGCAAAGATGCCGAAACGGCTGACGCTTGCGCGAAAGATTCCGCGCCCGTCTTTGATAAGGCTATGGCGGCGGCGCTGTACACGGCGGCAGAGGAAGTTGCCCCGTATGTCGGAAAGATTTCCAATCCGTTCGCGTTTGACAGTGCGGCGGATATTTACAAAAAGGCGTTGGATGCTAAAGGCGTTGAGGTGGAGGGCGTTGACCCGTCCGCATACGGCGCGATGGTGAAGATGCTGGCGAAAGCCGCCCCGATTATGGACGCGGCACCCGTCGAAGTAGACCCGATTAACGAAGTATTGAAGGGCATTAAAGCCCGATAAGGAGGAATGACAAATGGCTTTTACTTATCAGCAGGAAGTTGGCAAGTACAACAAAGAAGCGATTGCGGGCGACCGCGCCAACAATCAGGAAGTTATTTACACGCCGGAAAATCTTGTGACCCCGGCAGATTTGGGCACGGCTTATGCCCCGGTGCAGGTGGGCGGCTTTGCGTGGAAGAACGCAAACGGACAGGCCGTCGGTAATGGTAGCGGTGCGCCTGTCGGCTTTGCCGAGCGCGTGCAGAATTACCAGTATTATGACATGACCGAGGAAGGGACGTTGATTATCCCGAATGGCGCGGCTGTTGAGCTTGCCGTTAAGGGGGATTTCTTTGTTCAGGCCGACGCAACGACGAGCGCGGGCGCGACGGTTTACGCGAACACGAGCAACGGCGCGGCAACACTTACGAGTGGCGCGTCTACGGTTGACACGGGCTTCAAGACTTGGAACGCCACAACGTCCGGCGGTATGGCGATTATCACGAAACGCTAATAAAGGAGGAATGAAACATGATTGATATGGAACTTGCAAAGCAGAAGGGCTTTGATTTCGGCGGCGCGACCAAGTTTTTTGACAGTGCCGAGCCGCATAAAGGCGTAACCGATGCGCTTGACCCGAATACCGCCGTCCCGGCGTATATGAATGTTTACGCGAATCCGCGCGTTATCGAGATTTTGACGGCGAAGCGGAATTATAAGGCTATCGCGCCGGAAGTGAAAAATGGCGATTGGAGCACGGCTTTCACGCAGTTCCGCGCTCTTGAATTGACGGGCACTGTTACGCCGTATCAGGATTACGACGCTAACGGACAGGCTTCCGTCAACACGAACTTCCCCACGCGCCAGCAGTATCGCTTCCAGACGACGCTTCGCGTTGGCGATTTGGAGCAGGATGTGAACGCGGCGGCGCGTATCGACCTTTTCGCCGAGAAACAGCGCAGCGCGGCGACGCTTTTGGAAATCAGCTTCAACAAGTATGCGTTTTATGGTGTTTCCGATATGAACATTTACGGTCTTTTGAACGACCCGAACCTCAACGCCGACCTCACGCCGACCGCGGGCACGGCGGGCAATACGTGGACGCTGAAAACGGCTGACGAAATCATGGCTGACTTCGCCAAAATGTACGCGAAACTCTACGAGCGTTCTAATGGTTGGATTGACGGCAACACGCGCACGAAGCTTGTGATTGCTCCTGCGGCTCTCGCTGAACTGAACAAGGTCAACGCTTTTGGCGCAAGCGTCAAGAAAATGCTTGCCGACACTTACCCGAATATGGAAATTCTCTCCGCGCCGGAAATGGTAACGGGTAGCGGCAACCTCGCTATGATTCTTGCCGACGAGGTAAACGGCCAGCCGACCGTTGAATTTGGCTATTCCGAGAAGTACAAGGCACATTCCATCATTCGCGATTCGTCTTCGATGTATCAGAAGATTAGCGCGGGCACGTATGGCGCAATCGTCTATATGCCGTTCGCAATCGTTACGATGCTGGGGGTGTAATCGGTGGCACAAACGACAGTATTTTACAACGGAGTACGGGATATTGAGTTTGATGTTACCGACAAATCCGGCATTGTTCATACCGTCGTTGTCAAGGGTAGCGGCGCGGGGATTCGAGGCGTTAACGGACAGCCTCTCCCCGCCGTCGGTGCCTATGGTGTAACGGTGGTAGATGCTGACCTTTGGGCGGCTGTGAAAGCGGCGTTTGCTGAACATCCGGCCTTTAAGTTGGGCTTTGTCAAAGACGGCGAAACCGAAAAGGCAAAGGCAAAGGCGAAAGAGGAAGTTTCCGCACTTGACAACGGACAGGGCGCGGCAAAGCAAGAAGAAGCGGGGAAGAAAAAGACCCGCAAGAAATGATGCAAGGGGGCGCGGCTATGACTTTCGACGTTGAGGCTTTTCGGGCGGTATATCCGCAATTTGCGGAGCTATCCGACGATCAGCTAAATTTCATGGCACAAAACGCCCTTATCATTTCTGGGCTAGAGCAAATTGACGGCTTTACCGATGCTGAGAAGCAAAACCTTTGGTATATGCTTGTGTGCCACCTTGCCACACTTGCACAACGCGGGACGGCAGGGGCTATGTCAAGCGCAACGGAAGGTAGTGTATCTGTCAGCTATTCAACGCCGCAATACGGCAAAGAATCGGACTGGTACATGACAACGCCTTGCGGTAGCGCGTACTGGCAGATTATCAAGGGGCATCGTTACGGCGGGATGTGGTTTGATGGCTGTCACTGTTGAAATCAAAGGCGGCGACAAATACAAGCGTTTCCTTGAAAAAATGTCGCAGATCGCGGGCGGTGTGAAAGCGGGTATCCTCGAAGGAGCGACAAACAAGTCCGGAGGCGCAAATATAGCGGCCTACGCAGTTTGGAACGAATTTGGCGTGCCTCGTATTCCCGTTACGCCTAAAATGAGAGCCTATATGCACTATAACGGCGTACACCTAAAAAAAGACACGACCTTTATTTCAATTCCACCACGGCCTTTCATGAGGACGGTCGCCAAAAACGAGTCGAAAAAGTGGATTGGCACAATGGTCGGTCACATTCGCGGACGAGCTTCAAATCCTGCAATATGGAAAGAAGCCCTAGGCAAAGCGGGTGAGCAGATGATGCGAGACATCCAAAATTCAATTCAAAATGGAAGCTGGACACCAAACGCGCCTTTGACAGTCAAGTGGAAAGCCGAGCGCGGCAAATCGCAACCCGACAAGCCTTTGTTTGATACTGGCGCGATGTTTGCGGCGGTAAAGTTTGAGGTGGTAGACAAATGAACCTTCACGCGATAGTTTCCGGCGCAATCGGGAGCGTCAACCATCATGAAATGGTAACAATTTACCGATGCAACGGGACAACCAACAACGCGGGCGTTGTCAGCGTCACATATACGCCGAGCGATATTCTCGCGCAAGTGCAAGCCCCGAACGCGGGCGATTTGAAACTTTTTGACAATCTCGCAGACGCGCGGCACGTTAAAAAGTTTTACATTAACGCAAGCGCGCATACGATTAACCGACACGAAGAAACGGCTGGCGACATCATAGAACGAGCTGACGGCTCCTATTGGTTGATTGATATGATTCGCGACGATTTCTCGCCCGAAGGTTGGCTTTGTGTGTTGGGTACATTACAACACGACCCGCCCGAAATTGTGATTGACGAAGGAGGCGGCGCAAATGGCACTGACGGAAGCTGACTTCATGACAGCTTTGCACGGCTATATAGTGGCTGTGACAGGGCTTGACGGCGGCGTTGTCTTTCGTGGCAATCAATCCCGCATGGTTTTGCCGAAAAAGGGCGCATATTGCATTTATACGCCTATCATACGGCAACGACGCGGGACAAACCTTTACAGTTTCGATGCTGAGGGCTTGCCCGACGATGAGAATGGCGTGGATAGTATATCCGCGCTTATTTTGGTCGATGTACAAGTGGATTTTTTCGCCGATTATGCCGCACAAAACGCGCAAATGCTTGAAATTGCGTCTCAATCATACATGGGAACAAACTATTTCAAAGCGTCGGGCGTTGATGTGCGCGTATGCACGGCGCAAAATCCGCGAAACCTTACGGGCATTGATGCGTCGAATCAGTATGAGGAACGATGGAGCGTCACGATCACGGTAGAAATTAACAGCGCACTTGTTCAGAATTTGCCGTGGTTTGAAGACGTTACTTGGAAACAATTCAAAAACGTGGACGTATATTTTCCGCCCACGGAATAAGGAGGATGAAACAGAATGAGCACAATTCCTGCAAGTTATATTGTGGCGATTAACCCGCGCCTTATTCCTGCGGGCGGCACAGATTTGGAATTTAACGGATTGTTCTTGACCGATAACGCACTTATCCCGGCTGACGCGCCCTTGATGGCGTTTACGTCGGCGGACACGGTAGCGGCGTTTTTCGGTGAGACTTCCCCGGAGTATAGCGCGGCGGCGTTGTATTTCTTGGGCTACAACAACAGCTTTTCGAAGCCGCGTCGTTTGATGTTTGGGCGGCGCATTTCGTCGGCGGCTGGCGCATGGTTGCGCGGTGCTAAGTTTAACGGCACGCTTGCCGACTTTGCCGACATGGCGGCGGGAACGCTGAATATAACTATCAATGAAACCGAAATTGCACTTACAAACCTTGACTTTACGTCCTGCACTTCTTTCAGCGCGGCGGCGACGGTTCTGCAGACTGCTCTTGCGACGGAACTTGCAAGCACTACGGTTACCTATTCGAGCTTGACGGGCGCATTTCAGATTAACTCGCCGGGCACGGGCGCGGAAGAAACGATTACCTTTGCAAGCGGCACGGCGGCGGAACTGATGAACCTTACCGAAAACGCGGGCGCGGTTATGTCGCAGGGTTCCGACGTTCTGACGCAATCGGCGAACATGAACGCAATCAAAGCACAGTCTCAAAACTGGGTATGCTTCACAACGCTTTACACGGCTGACGATACCGAACATCTTGGGCTTGCGGCTTGGGCTTCTTCGCAGGGCATTGATTATCTGTATGTCGGTTGGACGGCTGACCCGCGCTTGCTTGTGCAGGGCGGCACGGCGGATATTGCCTCGCAGATTGATGCGGCAGAATATGGCGCGACGGCACTTGTCTATGACAATGTTAATGTTGCGGCGTTTGTTCTTGGTTGCGCGGCTTCTATCAATTGGGAGCGGTATCAAGGTACAATCAATTTCGCGTTCAAACATATCGACGGCTTGGCGGCAACCGTTACAGACGAAACGACGGCGGCACTTCTTGACGCTAAAGGCGTTGCATACGTCGGCAAATTCGCAACGCGGAATGATGATTTCACGTTCCTCTATCCTGCGGCGATGTTCGGGAAGTTTGGCTTTATTGATACTTTTGTGAACACAATTTGGTTGAAGAATGTGATGCAGGTGTCCGTGATGAACGGGCTGACCAATAACGGGCGCGTCCCGTACAATGAGCGCGGATATGCTTTGATTCGCGCATGGTTGCAAGACCCCGTCAATCGCGCAGTAAACAATGGCTGCATCGACCCCGGCGTTGTGTTGTCTGAATCGCAGAAAGCGCAGATTTACAACGAAACGGGCAAGGATTTGACCACGGAACTTTGGACGATGGGTTATGCGATTCTTGTCGAAGATGCTGGCGCGGCGGTTCGTGCCGGGCGCAATTCGCCGAATATCAGCGTATATTACACATACGGCGGCAGTGTAAACCGTATTGAAGTAGCCTCGACGGCTGTACTGTAAAGGGGGGATTTTGAATGTTGGATATTACAAGCGCAAATGCAACGGTAGCCATGAGCGTCGGCGGTTTGTTTTCGGTCAACCTTGAAAACTTTAGCGCGGATTCGTCCTTTACCACGGACACCGTACAGGCCGCAGAAACGCGCATGGGCGTTGACGGACACATGGCGGCAGGATTCACGCCCGCCATTAAGACGGTAACAATCAACCTTGAAGCAGGATCGCCGTCCACCGAGTATATGCAGTTGCTTCGCCAGGTGCAGGAAGTCAACAAAAAACCATACCGGGTACAGATGGTTATTTCTATCCCGGCTATCGGCAAGCGGTACACATTTAGTGAGGGCGTTTTGCAGTCTTTCAAAGGATTGCCGGACGGGCAGAATGTTTTAAGCCCGACGCAGTGGGTTTTCCATTTTGAAACGATGAGCGCGGAGGGACTTTAATCTATGCGTAAAGTAGTAGATTGGCAGTGTGACGATGGGGGCGAAAGCCTCCATTTTCGCATTAAGCAGATGTCAGCAACACAATCAGAGCGTTTTACATTTAAGGTTCTCCTTCTTATCGGCGCAAATGGCGGCAAGTTTGAAACGGGCGACCTTTCGGGGTTGCTTGGTTCGCTTTCGTCCGCGCCGTATGAAAAAATTCAAGAACTGCTTGACGATTTGCTTTCGTGTTGCTCTATCGTCAAGGAAAATGTCGAAGTTAAATTGACAGAGCAGAATGTTGATACTTACATTGAAAGCCGCAATACGCTTTTACAGTTGAGGGCGGAGGCGTTCAAAGTCAACGATTTTTTTCAGACAAGCGGGCTGAACGTATTCGCTCAATCCCCCGCGCCGGACATCAAACGCAAGGCTTGATTGAATATCCGACCGTCCCAGGTATGATTGGCGTGATAATCACGCGGCGGTTGGCAACCTTGCACGAATTACAAACGGTTTATTCTATTGACGATGCCGTAGACCTTTACGAGATCGCGGCAGTTAACAATTACAACGAATGGCGAAGCGCGGAGGAGGCTAAAAACAAATGACTATTGATGAATTTATAATCAAGTTAGGCGTTGACCCGTCCGCGCTACAAAAAGGCGTTGCGGCGGCAAAGCAAGCCGTTTCTAACATGGCGAAAAGCGTCAAAACGAGCCTTGCAAGCATGGCGACAGGCGCGAAAGATGCGCTTGTAAATATGGCGCGAAACATTCCTGCTACATTGTCAAATATGGCACAACGCGCCGCGCAAGTATGGACAAGCGTTTTTCAATCCTTTGCCCTTGCCGCCAGTGCCGCCTTTGCTTTCTTTATAAAAGATGCAAACAAACTTGGACAATCAGCGCAAAGTATAGGCGTTACTGTCGAAACACTCAGCACGCTAGAAAATGCGGTTAAGAGCGCGGGCAATTCAACAGAAGAGCTTGAAAAAGATATGAAAATTCTTGCCGAGGAAACGGGCGGGAACGCTTACGGCGCATTGAAGGAACTTGCTGAACTTGCCGACGAAATGGGGACGGCAGAATATACGACCTATGCAGAATCTCTTGGCCTTTCGCGTGCGTCTATTGACCTAACCAAAGACGGGACAGAAGCATTAAAAAGGCAGATTGTCGTGGCTAAAGAATTAGGGATAATCAACAGACAAGACGCAAAAGATGCTAAAGAATTTAGCACAGCCGTTACGAATTTAGGCATGGCGTTTCGCGGAACGATGAACATTGTTTTCCGCATGGTTTTACCAATGTTCAAGCGGTTTACAGATGCTATGACAAAGGTTGTCGTTTTTCTTCGCAAGAACGAGCAGTTTGTTAAATTCTTCTTTATCGGCCTTGCGGCAGTAATAACAGGCGTGGCTTTGCCCGCTATCTTGTCCCTTTCGGCGGCTATGCTTGCAAGCCCTATCACATGGCTGATTGCTATGGTTGCCGCGCTTGCGCTTGCGCTTGACGATATGTTCGGCTGGATGGAAGGAAAAGAAGCCGCATGGGGCGATTTTTGGGCGCAAATTTGGGGAACTGAAGACCCGGAAGAAGCAAGGAAAAAATTTGAAGAACTGAAACAAGCCGCTGTTGAATTTTTTTCTTCAATGAGCGACTATCTGCCAACAGTAAAAGACCTTTGGGAAGGGTTAACAACAGCAATTCAAACTTTAATTAAAGTCTTAAAGCAAATAATTGATGTTTTCATGCTAATTAAAGGCGCATGGGATTTGCTGACCGACGCTTTGCAATCTGGGCTTGATTTCCTAACAGACAAATTTATTGCCTTTGGGAAAGTTATTTCAGATGCGCTTTCTCCGTTAGCTCAAAAAGGACAGTTGCTTACAGGCAACGCGCCGACAGGCGACACGGGCGCGGCTTTGGATAAATACGGCATGGAAGCGGACGGCGGTATATTTACAGAGCCAACACGCGCAATTATAGGCGAGGCTGGCGCGGAGGCGGTTATTCCGTTTTCTCCCGGCAAACGCAATCGCGGCCTTGAATTGCTTTCCAAGATCGCGGGGAACCTTATGCCGAATATTAGCGCGGCAAACGCTTTGCCGATGGGCGGCGCGTCAACGAATAACATAACTACAGATACCCGCGTAACGGTTGGCACTGTCAATATCAGCGCGGCAGATGGCACAGACGCGGCAAATCAGTTTATGACGGGCGTTGAGCAACGGGCGCAAATGTGGACGGCGGCGGCGAATGTTGCCTATTGAGGGCGGTGAAATAATGATTCTTACCGACTTTCTTTCCAAAAATAAAGGTTGGATTGTAAAAGGGCAAACGGCGGCGGTTGACTTTAATTCAATGCAGGAGTTTTCCGCCGAAAAATCAAGCCGATTGCCCGACGAGCCAATAGAAAAAGGAAGTTTCTCAACCTATAACCGCATTATCGAGCCGCGTTCCATTACTTGCCAATTATCCGTCGAGGGCAGCGCACAAAAACTGCAAAACGCAATAGACCGCCTTACAACGCTTTGTGAAAATGACGAAAAGATAACACTGACAACGCCGGAACAAAGCTATAAAAACATGATGCTTGAAAGTTTCGACTACAGGCGCGACGCTACAAACGGGCGCGGCGTTCTGTTTGTAGATTTGCGTTTTAAGGAAATTCGCGAGGTACAAAGCGCACAAACGACAACGGCGGTGGAAGAAGCAGAAAGCGCAGAGCCTATCGAAGCGGAGGACGCGGCAGATGGTTCAGTCTGTGACGATATTGATGATGGCGAAGTGCAGGGCACAAACGCAAGCAACGCGGAAGAAGAAGCGGCAGAAGAAACCGACAATCGAACTCTTGCAAGACAATTAGGATTTTAAGGGGGCAGTTAAATGAAAAAAATACCTCTTTCCCCCGTACCCGCGCAAAGTTTGAAAGTTAAACTCGGCGGGCAAAATTGCCAAATTCGCGTATATTATCGTTTCGGCTCAACCTATATGGATATAACGGCGGGCGGCGTTGTCGTTTGCACTGGTGCAATTTGCCGAGACAGACAAAACGTCATACAAATAGCGCAAAACGCTTTTAGTGGTGCGTTGCTTTTCGTCGATATGCTTGGCACAAGTGACCCGCTTTATAGCGGTTTTGGCGAGCGTTGGCGGCTTTTTTACAAGGCGGCGAATGAGCTATGAAGAAACTTATAAAGACGCTGAAAACGACCATTATTCTTGGCGAGGGCGAGTTTGAGGGCGGCGGCAATACTAAAATCATCGAAGGGCTTGCGACAACGGTGCAAGTCACGAAAGCCGGATTGCCCGAAAAGAATAGCGCGGAAGTCAGAATACAGGGCTTGAAACTTTCGGACATGGAGCAATTAACTTTTCTTTCGTTTCTTCCGGGCGAATACAGGAAAAACCATATCTTAATAGAAGCGGGCGACAAAGGCGGCGAATTATCCGTTGTTTTTAAGGGCGATATAACGGCGGCAAGTGCTGATTTCTCAACCGCGCCCGATGTAACGATGAAATTTAACGCCTTGACGGCAGGATGGAGCGTGCTGATCGCTGACAGCCCGACAAGCGTGCAGGGCGAAGCGACGGCAGAAAGCCTTATTTCGCAATTCGCACAACAGGCGGGATTTAATTTCGTCAATAGCGGCGTGACGGAAAGCGTCAAGAACGCCACATTCAACGGTAGCCCCGTGCAAAAAGCGCAAGCGGTAGCCGATGAGGTGGGGTGCGAGTTGCTCATGGACGATGAAACGTGGACGATTCAGCCTTGGGATAAGCCGCGCGGGGACGCGGTTTTGCTAAAAGCCGATAGCGGCATGATAGGTTATCCTAGTTTTACTCAAGACGGGATAAGCGTTGAGTGTTTTTACAATCCGCGCTTACAGTTGGGCGGGCAAATCAAAATCGAAAGCATTGTCCCGCGTGCGTCCGGGTACTGGAAAATAACCAAGCTATCTCATGACCTAGCCGCATACACGCAAGGGCGGTGGGTATCGCGGATTGACGGTATGTATTTGCCCGAAAACGCGGAAGAAAGCGAAGAAGAAAGCGGTGCCGATGATGAGTGAAAACACCGTAAAAGGACAGAAAAAGCCCAACACAGCAGGGAGCGAATATAACGCCTTGCAATTTATGATACGGCAAGCAATCGGCGGGCAAGTGCATACGGCTATTCCTGTTAAAGTGCAAGCGGTTGACGGGCTTTTTGTTGATGTGTTGCCCCTTGTTTCAAGCGTTGACGGGTACGGCGAAAGCGTCGAGCCAACAACGCTTTTTCATTTGCCTGTTTTCCGCTATCACGCGGGCGTGGCGGCGATTATCGTTGACCCCGTACCGGGCGACATTGGCCTTGCCGTTTTCGCGCAAGCTGATTCGTCCAACGTAAATACGGACACGGACGAGCCACAACAGCCGGGAAGTTTTCGCCGCTATTCTATGAGCGACGGGTTTTTCTTCAACGGTTTTCACAAAGCTGACCCGTCTGTATATATCGAAGTCACGCAAGACGGCGTTATCAATATCGAAGCGGCAACGGTTAATATTTCGGGAAAGGTAAACATAGCGGGTGACGCTAATATTGGAGGCATTTCGTTCTTGTCACATATCCACACGGGCGACAGTGGCGGTAACACAAGCCCGCCGAAATAGGGGGCGACACGATGAACAAAAGAAGCCTATATCTTAAGCCAGACAAATGGGATATAACTTTAGACGGCGCGGGGAACCTTGCAACGACAGCCGGGAGGTATGCTGACGCGCAAAATGTAGCGAACGCGGTGCGGCTTTTTACCAATGACGCATACTTGCGGCAAAGGCAAGGGGTGCCGCATTTCGATTTAGATTTGGGCGTAAAGCCCGCATTGTCCGAGGTTCGCGCTGTGTATCGAGAAACCGCGCTTGCCGTTGAAAATATCGCTGACGCGACGGTTGAGATCGCAGGGCTTGACACCGAAACCCGCGCTATGACGGGCACGATTCAAGCGACAAGCGAAAATGGCGAAACCGTTTCTGTTGAGTTTTAGGAGGTGCGTTTATGGCAATCACTTTTAACCCGGAAACGGGCTTTTCTGCCGACAGTACAAGCACAATTCGGCAAAGTATTGTAGACGATTGGACGGCAATATTTGACGATGAAAACGCCACGCTGAACACTTCAAGCGAAAGCCCAGCAGGGCAGATTATTGACAGTTTATCCGTTCTTGTCACGGGCAAGGATAGCGAGTTTCTAAACCTTGCGAATCAATTCAATCCGCTTACGGCTGACGGCATTTTCCAAGATGCTTTAGGCGCGATATATTTTTTGACGCGAAAGGTTGCAACGTCAACCGTTGTGAGTTGCACTTGTACGGGCTTACAGGGTACGACAATTCCGGCGGGAAGTATCATTCAGACCACGGACGGAATAAAACTTTCAAGCGTTGGAGCGGCTACAATCGGCGCGGACGGTACGGTTGAAGTTGAATTTGCCGCGCAGGAAAGCGGCGCGATTGACATAGGCGCGAATACTTGCACAAAAATCATAACTGTCATAGCGGGTTGGGACACTGTAAACAACGCGGCGGCGGGTGTGCCGGGCAACCTTATCGAAGGGCGTGCGGATTTTGAAAAGCGGCGTTTCAATTCTGTGGCGGCGAACGCTCATGGGAGCGCGTCGGCGTTGCAGGGCGCGGTTTATCAAGTTGAAAACGTGCTTGATTGCATAGTGCTAGAGAATAAGACAGATAGCACGGTAACAAAACAGGGCGTTTCGCTTATATCTCATTCTGTCGCGGTTTGTGTCTATGGCGGCGAAAATGACGATATAGCGGAAACGATTTACAACAAACTAGACGCGGGGTGCGGGACGAACGGAGAAACTTCTATAACTTATACTTCGCCCGATGGTGTAGTTAATACTTATAACATTGTCCGGCCTATCCCGACCCCCGTTTATTTATCTGTCACGATTAACAAGACCGCGCAAACGCCCGCAACCGTAACGCAAGATATTAAAAACGCGATTATCAACGACGCGAACGGGCAAGACACAAACAGCGGAAACACGCGGTGCGGCATGGGGCAAACAATCTACGCTTCACGTTTTACCGTTGCTATCGTAAAAAGCGCGGGCGTGAATGATTTGGAAAGCGTTTATATCGGATTGTCCGCAAGCCCGACGGGGAACAGCGTCACAATGGACGCGGACGAAGAACCGATTATTACAGCCGATAATATTGAGGTGATAATCAATGAACCTTGATTTTAATGATTTGGCACTTCGCACAATTCAAAGTCAATACGGCGCAAGCCCGCATATTATCGGCATTGTTGAAGCGGCGGCGAAGCAATTAGACCCAACGGGGGATATAAAAACATTTTATGATAAAGTGTTTAACCCGTTGACCGCCGAGGGCGTAGGGCTTGACATTTGGGGGCGTATCGTTGGCGCGTCACGGTATTTGACCGTAGACAATGAGGATTTTTTCGGGTTTTACGGTAGCAACCTTTTTCCTTTCGACAATGCGCCGTTTTATCTGACGGGCGATACAGACCACTTTCGACTAGACGATACCGCTTTTCGGACGCTGATATTTCTAAAAGCGGCGGCAAATATTGGCAACGCAACGTTGCCGGGAATCAAAGAAGTTTTAACCGCCTTGTTTGATAAGCCCGTTCTAGTCATGAACATAGGCGAAATGAAAGTCAGGATTGTTTTCACGTTTTATCTAACGCCGTATCAACGCGCATTGTTGCGAGAGTACGGCGTTTTGAATTTGGGCGGCGGCGTTGGTTTTGAGTATTACCAAATCGAACCAGAAAACACTTTCGGCTTTAGCGGTTCAGAAATGCAACCGTTCAATCAAGGAATATTTCAACCTTATCCAATTTTACAGGAGGGATAACACATGGCGACAAATCCGACATTGTTAACGATGCCGATTGCAGAAAACGGGCAGAAAAACACAATCCCGGCAACGCAAGCGGCGGCAGGGGACGGGCTTCTCAGTCAAAGCACAGGCTTTCCGCCCGAAACAGCTCTTCCGCTTGGCGCGGGCGGTAAAGCCCCGACGCGCGAGGATTTCAACGGGGCTTTAAATCTGCTTTCTGATATTGCGTTTTACGCGCAAAAGGGTTGGTTCTTTCAGTTTGACGATACGCAAGACTATTTTGAAGGGTGCGTTGTGCGCGACACGACGGACGGAGTTCTTTACGAAGCGATTAACGATGTAGCGGCGGGCGGTTCTGTCCCGTCTAGTGATTCAGATAACTGGAAAAAGTTTTTCCCAGTAGGGAAAACCATCGGCGAAATCTTCCCCTACGCAGGAACCAGTCAGCCCCCCGGCGCACTGCTTTGTAACGGCGCGGCAGTTTCCCGCACGATGTACCCTGATTTGTTTGATGAAATCGGCACGACATATGGTAGCGGCGACGGCTCTACGACGTTTAACTTACCGAATCTCGTAGACAAATTCATCGAGGGTGATTTGACAAGCGGCACGGTTAAGGCGGCAGGATTGCCGAATATTAAGGGCAATGCAAGGTTGAGAGGCGGGAGTAGTGCATTAGCTTTGCCTGATTGGGCTGGCGATGATGCGTTATATGGTGACGCGACGGGAAGTACAAGCACTTATTTAACTGCACAGTCGGCTACAGGTTCATCAGCGTCGCGTGTACTTCGATTCGACGCATCCCGTTCTTCCGCAATCTACGGCAACAGCAACACCGTACAGCCGCCCGCGCTGACCATGCGCTATTATATCCAAGCCTTCAACGCCTCGACAGACCCCGCGCTCGTTGACCTTACGCAGATTGTGCAGGACCTTGCGAATAAGCTGACTAGGGAGCAGACACCCGCATTTAACAAGCGCGACGTTGTGACCGTTTCCGGCACTTATACCGCGCCTGTGACGGGGTGGTACAAAATCACCGTCAAAGGCGGCGGCGGAGGGGGCGGCGGCGGGAATAAAACCACGACGCACGGCATTGCTGGTGCAGGTGGAGGAGAAGGGGGAACTACAATTGGCTACGAAAAACTTACTGCTGGACAAACCGTGTCTGTCATCATTGGTGCTGGTGGCGCAGGCGGTGCCGCAAACGGCGGCGTGGGCGGAAATGGCGGAGATAGCACTGTAACCGTTAACAGTAATACATATACTGGCGGCGGCGGTGGCGGCGCACAATACAGCGGAGTCACTGGCGGAGTCGGTGGTAGTGGCGATATTGTTGGTGCGTCTGCGGAAAGCTCAGTATACGCATATCAACAAACAGGATACGGTCGGACTGGTGCCGGAGTTGGCGGCGGCCCCTACGGGGAGAGCGGCACATTAGGTGGCGGCGGTTCAGGCGGAAACGGCACTTACAACGGCACGCCATCTGCAGGAAAGGCAGGCGGCGACGGCTATGCCGAATTTTCCTATTTTCTTAACTCATGAGCGCAGGAATCTACAAAATCACAAATACTGTCAACGGAAAAATATACGTTGGTAGCTCCATCAATTTACACAGACGAAGCATAGAGCATTTTTGGGAATTGCGTAAGAAGCAACATTCAAATCAGCACTTGCAAAATTCTTTTAATATGTTTGGCGAAGATGCTTTTTCGTTTGAAGTTTTAGAGTATGTACTTGATGTAAATAAACTGCTAGAACGAGAGCAATATTATATTGACAAGCTAAACGCTTGTGATGATGCTGTTGGATATAATATCTGCCCAAAAGCAGGAAATATGCTTGGTGTCCCATGTAGCGAAGAACGGAAACAGAAAATCTCTCTTGCCAATAAAGGCAGAAAGCGAAGCAAAGAATTTTGTGAGCGAATGTCGAAAATGAAAAAGGGAGAAAATCATCCGTTTTTTGGAAAGAAACGCCCAAAAGAATTTGGTCAAAAGATTTCCGAAAAGCTGAAAGGACGCAAAAGGAAACCGTTGACAGACGAGCAAAAACAAAAAATGTCTGAATCATTAAAGGGCAAGAAACGTAGACCCTTTACACAAGACGAGCGAGAACGTATTTCTAACGGTTTGAAAAAATATTTTTCAGAAAACCGATGTGCAAATTGTAGGCGAGTGCGGAATGTGGATACTGGCGAAGTTTACGAAAGCGTTATAGACGTAGAGCGCATATTAAACTTGCCTTTAAGGCATTCTCATATCGGCGACGTTTGCAGAGGGAAACGAAAACTCGCTTATGGTTATAAGTGGGAATATATGTAAAGGAGTGATAACATGGCAACATACTATAACCCGAACGGAAATCCCGAAGTGTGGGACACTAAGCCGGACGGCTATCTTACGGAAGAGGAATGGCAGGAACTTCACCCGCCTGTTCCTTATGTTCCGACGAAGGAAGAGCAAATCGCAAATCTGACGGCAGAATATCGGCAGGAAAAAGCGAACCTTTGCGAAGCCTACACGACGGCGACGATGACAGGCGACACCGAAACCGCGCAATCTGTCGCGCAGGACATGGCGGACTTGGACGCATGGTTCGACGAGGAATATCAGAAAATCCCGGACGACGAAACGGAGGTAGAGGACAATGGCGAAGCCTAACCCTAGATGCGTAAGATGTACCCAGAAAATGAGAAACGACGGGACGGAAACCGCGCCGAAGTGGGTATGCAACAATCCGAAGTGTGTGCGGTATGTACCACCTGTTGAGCAGGAAGAAGATGAAGCAACGGAGGATAAAAAATGATTCTTTGGCTGATTTACTTTATCCTGTCCCTTGTGCTTTCGGTTATATGCTACATAACGAATCCTATCGTGCTTTTGTTTTGTGACGAGGACGGCGAATTGCCGTCCTTTTTACATTACTGGCAGACTTGGGACAATTCGTGCAATCCTAGCGACATAAAACATATTGCGCCGGATTGGTTACAGTACGATTGGGACAGGCACTATCGGGAATATCTCGACACTGATTCATACCTTAAATCTGTCAATCGTGAGCGTTGGTATTGCGTTTGTGTCGATTATCATTTTACTTTCATTGAACGAATCAAGCGTTATATTTGCCGTTGTATTTGGTTAACGCGCAACAACGCTTACGGCTTTTGCTTTTACCTTCTTGGATTGACCGTATCGCCGAATCTTGAAATCAAGACTAGCGCAAACACGATATTTGTGCGGGAGATTTTTTCAGATGGGCTTTTCGGTGCGTTTATGTATAAAAATATTGCGCCTATTTTTTCGGCGTTTGGTTATGTTGTGCACTGGAACAACTTAATTGGTTGGAAAATTGACACTGACGCGAAATACGACACCCGCGCCATGATCGCGAATCGCGTGGCGTTTTATTTCGAGAGGGAGGGCGAATGATGAACTGGGAAACGATGGGACAAATTGTATCAGTAGCCGGACTTTGCGCGACGGCTTTCCACTTCGCGGTACTTCGTCCTCTCAACGAGGCAATCATTCGCCTTGACGATACCCTTCGACGAATGGACGCACAGCTTCATTCGATGGAAGAAGCGCATCATTTGCTCGACGTTAAAGTTGCGGAAATCGACCAACGGGCAAAATCGGCACACGCGCGCCTCGATGAGTTAATGAAAATGATTCGTTTTGAGCACGCTGAAAAATGACCGCGAGAAATCGCCCGTATTAGCCAAAAACTAAGCGGCGAATACAAACTATTGCGCGGCGAAAGAAAAACGGTTCTAGGGCGGTTTACGGCGGCGAGAATCGAAACGGGGGTATTTTATGGAGGTAATGCGTAGTTTCAAAAGCAATTTACTTGAACTTGCGAACTGGTCGAAGCATCATCTAAGCCAAATTATCATTTTAGCAGGAGTCATTATCCTGTTTTTAGTTGTGCTTGTCCTGTTTAGTTGGTTTATCGGATTTTACGCTAACGGGTTCTATGGGCTTAAATTCGATTTAGGGAGCGTTTGGCAGGGCTTGGGCGCGTGCGTTACGGCTATAAGTGGACTTTTAACTGTGGCGGGAGTTCAACTTGGCAAACATTATGTAGACAGCAAATACAATTCAGCGGCGGGCGAAAAGCCGCAATCGAAAGGGGCGGGAAAATGAGACAGGTTACGTTGCAAGAAATCGGGGATATTGCGTCGGCTAGTCGTGATGCACTTTATGAAGACGCTCGTTCTGTAGGATACAACGCGCCGAAAATCTATCTACACTGGACGGCAGGACACTATGACACGCTTTTCGAAGATTATCATATCAGCATTACGGGCGACGGCGAAATATACGTCAGCACTGACGATTTTTCCGAAATCCTAGAGCACACATGGAAACGTAACACGGGCGGCGTTGGTATCGCTATCTGCGGGTGCTACGGCGCAGGGTCTAACGATTTGGGCGACGAACCGCCGACCGACGAGCAAATCCAAATCATGGCGCAGATTATCGCCGTGCTTGCAAATAATCTTTGGCTCACGATTGACAAAGAGTGGATTATGACTCACGGCGAAGCGGCAAACAATGAGGACGGCGCAGAACCCCATCATTGTTACGCTTGGTGGAATGACGAATACGGCGACGGCGACACGCGAGGCGACCTTGAATATTTGGGAACGGAAGAAAGCCCCGAATATGATCCCTACGCCACAGATGGGAGCCGAGGCGGCGACGTACTGCGTGCAAAGGCTTTGTATTATCAGCACTTGTGGAATCAAAAGGCGGTACAAGTATGATTATAAAATCTAATATCCCGCTTTCGGATAACGAGCTACGGCGCGTCCGTGACGTTATGCAAAATTATCAATTCCCGCTTGCCAAGTTACAGGAGGTTTTCCCCGGCGTAAAACTCAACATGACAGACTATACGCTATGGGTTGGGAATCCTCCGTGGGACTTGTCGCAAGAAATTGAAGTATGAAAAATTGCCGTTTTTTTTCATAGGTTGCCAAGTTGATATGAAAATTTGCCAAGTTTTTCGGAGGTGCAAAATGTGGACGAAAACAAGACTATTAAATATCTTGCTTATATCGGCGTTTTTGTGTTTATCCTTGCCTTGTGTTGGTATATGCTCCGAGAGCCAGACGTATCAAATCAGCGAGACAGAGCTAACGACGTTAGAACAGAACTTAGCAACACTGGAAATGCACAACGCGACGCTCAAGGCCATATTGACAACGCAGGACAGCGAATTGACCGAAGCGTTGAATCTGTTGACGAAATCGCAGGAAGAATTGACGAAGCTACGGAACGAATTGCAGATAGCGCGGAGCGAAACGCAGAGTGCGCGGAACTCGTTGCAGATAGCGAACGAAGAATTAGCGAAAGCAAGCGAATCATTCAAGCAGTACGAGAAAGAGCGGGACAAAATTGAGGGACGGTTAAGGAACCAAAGGAATATATGGGAAGTATTATGCCTTGTCGCTGTTGGCGTTGCCGTTTCGCGGTGAACGTGCTATAATATAAGCAATTGCGGCGGCACTTTGCGGAGGCCGCTGGGGAGCCTCGGAGAAATCCGGGACTTTTCATTTTAGTAGTTTCTTTGCATCGGCTATCAAAATGACGGACGGAAACGAACTACTAAAAGCGCATCCTGCAATCACATTATATGAAGTGAATTAAAAACCTAATATCATATTTCCCGTTTTTGTGCGTTTCGTCCACTCGTTCATAGATAACGCTTTCTATGATCGCGTGGACGATATTTTTTTTTGCTTCAAAACTGCCGTCGCAATTCTTGACAAGGTTGTATATCCGCGCAATATCAATCGCCCTTTCGTTGGTTTTCGGCGCAGATAACTTTTCTTGTATGCGTTTCGCTTCACCTGTCAAGGCTTCAAGTTTCGCGGTGGCGGCGGCTTGGGTTAAATATCCGCTTGTGTACCATTCGACAATGGCGGCTTTTTCTGCGTCAATCTTGGTAAGGCGTTCTTTTAATTTCTGCGTATCATCAACGCGGGGCGCGGTTTTGTCAGTTGCGTTTATATAAGCCGCTAGTTTTTTCGGCGTTTTGCATATCTGTTTTAAGGTTTCCCAGAAAGCGGCGTCAACAATATCCGTTTTCGCGTATCGCGCATGGCATTTTGTATCGCTTCCGACGCGCACGGCGTTAAAGCAAGTATAATAAGCCCCGCTGGCCGGACGGCGAATGACGATAGACGCGCCACAACGGGCGCATTTCATAACACCCTGCAATAGGTATTGTTTCGTTTCTAGTTTTCGTTTTCGGCGTTTCTTGTTCGCGTCTAGTAATCGTTGCGCCGCGTCGAATGTTTCTTTGCTGACAATCGCGGGACACTGCATCGGAATCCATTCATTCTCCGGGCGCGTTGTGCTTGTTCTTTTGTGCGCGTCCAGCTTCTTCGAGTATTCTTTATAGGCGTAATATTCGCCCGTGTACATGGACTTCTTTAATAGGCGGCAGACATTTGAACCTAGCCATTTTTTGCCGCCGGGGGACGGTATGTTCATTTCGTTCAGCTTGACAGCAAGGGCATCCGTCCCGCCATACTCGCCGCTTATATACATATCAAATATTTGCCGGACTATTGCGGCTTGCGGTTCGTTGACAATGTAATCTTTTGTTTTTTCGTCCCAAGCATAGCCAAAAACGCCGTGATCTGAAATCGGTTTCCCGCTTTTCAGCTTGCCGCGTTTCCCGCGCATGGTGCGTTCTTTTATCTTTTCGCGTTCGTACTCGCTGAAAGCCCCCTGCATTTGAAAGAAAAGTTGACCTTCGGGCGTTTGCTTGTATTCGCCGTTGACAAAATGCAGGGTTGCGCCGCTTTTCTCAATTTCTTCGGTAATTAGTAATTGGTGCGACAGGCGGCGGGCTAATCTGTCGGGGGTATAGACTATTACAACGTCGTATATTTTCGCCCGTAGCGCGTCCCGTAGCGCGTCAAGGCGTGGCCTGTCAAGATACGCGCCGCTGTAGCCATCATCAATATATTTTGTGACCGATACCGCGCCCAAATCGCGGGCGTATTTTTCGCAGGCTGATACTTGCGTTTCGAGACTGTACCCGTGTTCAGCTTGCCAATCAGTAGACACGCGGGCATATATGGCGGCGGTTTGCATGAAATCACGCTTTCACAATAAAATATCATGACATGACAATGAGCCGCCCTTGAGGCGGTTCTTTTTTTGTTGTATCAAAGTTGTATCGAAGTTGTATCAAAGTTGCAAGTTGTCGGAAATCCCGAACAGTTGCCTATATCGTTTTGTGCCGCACTTCAACCACTCGCCCGACAATCCTGACCTTGTTCGCGTTCTCGCCCGTAAAAATTCGCGGCGGGTATGCTTGGTTGGTTGCTTGTAGTATAATCGCGCCGTCCTGCTTGTGTATGCGCTTTATTGTCCCTTCGCCTTCGTCCGCGCCGTCGCAGATAACGACAACCGCCAACGCGCCGTCCGGCACTTCTTCTTGCAGATGGACAAGGCAAATGTCGCCGTCGTGTATTTCCGGCTCCATGCTGTCCCCTTCGGCGCGAAAACCGCGCATTTCGTCGGGGCGGTATGTATCATCGACGGTTATATATTCGTCAACGTATTCATAAGCAACGCCGCCCGCGCCACAACGAACCGTGCCAATGACGGGGACGCGCTTTGTGTCGCGCATTTCGTATAGGTTAATATCACGCCCTAGCAAGCTATCAGTTGAAACGTGGAAATAATCGGCAATCATTTGAAGGGTGTCAAAATCTGGCTCGCGCCGTCCTGTTTCATACATTCCTATTGTACTAGGGGAAAGCTGTAATTGCTTGGCTAATTCTTCTTGCGTAATATCTTTTTTTCTCCTCAATTCTTTCAAGCGCATCATTGTTTGTCCCCCCTTTAATACTAAAATACTACACATAGTGTGAAAATCCTTGCTATTTCACGATAGGTGAAAAATTTTTTATAAAACGCTTGACTTTTCACATAGTGTGTAGTATTTTATATAAGGAACCACACGAACCGTGAAAGGGGGTGCAGAAATGGAATACTTGAAGGAGTTTAGGAAAGGGCGAAATCTTTCACAAGAGAAAATGGCGGAACTGCTTGACGTTTCGCTTTCGTTATATACCAAGATTGAAAGCGAAAATCGAAAGCCGAGCCGAGAATTTATGAACAAATTCAAAGCCGCATTTCCTGACTTCGATATGAATATTTTTTTTGCCGACGCGCTTCACGCTTCGTGAGGAAACGGCGAAAGGAGGGACGCTATGACAGAAGGATACTGGCATACAAGGCTATATCGAATTTGGGCGGCTATGAAACAACGGTGTTACAACAAAAACGCACAAAACTACAAACACTACGGCGGGCGCGGCATTACGATTTGCGACGAATGGCGAAATAACTTTGAGGCTTTTTGCGAATGGGCTTTGACGCATGGCTATAAAGACCCGCCGATAAACGCAGGGCACAACCGAAGCCGATCACTTACGATTGACCGTATCAATAATGATAAAGGTTATTCGCCCGATAACTGCCAATGGATAACTTTAAGCGAAAATATATCAAAAAAGCGGGAAGGTTCAATATACCATAACGTTGCCGTTCGTGATTTTGTAGCTTGGCTTGACAATGCTTGCGAAGAAACGGCAAAACGAAGTTTCCCGAAAAAATACGATAGTTGCAGTCGGCGCAGGATGCGGGACTTTATCGCGTTTGGGGTTAATCGGCAATTAGGAATTAATAAAATCAGTTGCATGGAAGAAAAAGACATTCCAAAGGCGCGGGCGTTTGCTGAAAAGGTTTTCGCGCTGTTTGACGGAAAGGGGGCGGCGAAATGAAACTGCCGCGCAAGCTGAAAGACGGCGTTGAGTACAAAACGACGGCGGCGGGGTGCAACGTGACCTTCGTTTTGCATGGTTGGGAAGGGCGCGAGGAAGAAATCAAGGATAGGTTTAACAAGGCGTTGGTTGACGCGGCGATACGACAAATCGAAAGGGAGACGGTGGCGTGACAAAACAAAACGAAAAAATCAAAAAGGCGTTGCAGACAATCATAGCGGCTGACGGCTTGTTCTTCGACATGATGATTCTTGACGGCGTTTGTCCCAAGGGCTTAGGGATGACAGGCCGCTATGAAAACCAATGCAACGCCGAAAATAAACGGATGCTTTGCCCTGCTTGCTGGCGGGCGGCGTTGGGGGTGAATGTATGATTGAGTTTTTCGCGGGGCT